TCAGTAATAAGTTTATTGAAAAATTAATTCCTTTGATTGATGAAAAAGCTAAAGATAATTTAACTACTAGAGGTGGTTTAAATACAGAGATTAGAAACGTAAAAGGATATCCATTAAATTTTGAAACTCCTACAAACATATTTTATTGGAACTATATTAAAACTGAAATAGAAAGATTGTATATTCATTACAAAGCTAAGTTTCCAAAAATGCAAAGTAACATTGTTAATCAAATAGAATTATTAAAATATGAAGCTGATGGTAAGTATGAAATTCACACTGATCAATACTCTACAGCTCCTAGACATTTAAGTGTCATTATGAATCTTAATGATGATTACGAAGGAGGAGATTTAATTTTTACAGATCAAAAGGAATATGAAGTTAAAAGATTAAAATTAGGTAAAGGATCAATTGTATTTTTTCCAAGTAATTTTATGTATCCACATAGTATTTTACCTGTCACGAAAGGAACTAGATATAGTATAGTTGCATGGCTACAATAAAAAATAAAATAATAAAAAATTTTTTTTCTCCAGATGAGTTAGATCTTTTACAAAGATTTTCTAGAAATAAATTAGATCAAAATGTAGATTGGATTATAGATGATCAATCTTTTTCACCTGCATGGTATGATGATCCATTAATGAACGGAGTTCTCTATTCAAAATTAAAAAGAGTAGAACATGAAAGTAATTTAAATCTTATTCCAACGTATAGTTATTGGAGATATTATGTTTTCGGAGGTGAATTAGGTAAGCATACAGATAGACCCTCGTGTGAAGTTTCAGTTACAGCATGTATAAAAAAATATGATGACTGGCCTATAATAGTTGAGGGTAACTCTTTTGAACTAGAAGAAGGTGACGCTGTTTTATATGATGGTCTTAGACAAGAACATTGGAGACCAGGCACATACAAAGGCGAAGGTCAAGCGCAAGTATTTTTTCATTATGTAAATAAAGATGGTCTTTTTGTACACCATGGACAAGATAAATATTCTAGAGATAATAAAGTTAAATGGGCACCTGGAGACAGAGAAAAAGTATAATTAAGTCTCTGTTTCTTTAGTTTTATAAGGCTCACAAGTAAATTTAGGATAAAGTTTGCTTTTATCAATTGAATCTTCTTTTAAAACATCACCACTAAAAAATACTTCAAAAGATTGGCCTAAACCATCTTTAATACAGCTATTAAATGTATCGTGAGATTGTGGATAAGCGTACATTTCTTGAGTTACTGGTAGACAGTTATTGTGTAATACAGAACACACGTATAGCGTTAGAAAAAATTTCATTGACAGCCCTTGTAAAATTATATAAATATCCTATATGTTTAGATATTAAATGAAAGGATATACTAAATGACAGACATAAGCAAATACAAAAGTCTCGCAGTCGATCATGCCTGCTATGATAAGATTGATAAGATGACCAAGCTCCTGGCACCAGGGGTCACATTATCAAGAGCACAAGTGATTAGAATGTTAGTAGATGAGAAAGCAAAGAAATTAAATGGCAAGCTTACAAAGCGTATTTCCAAAAGCGGTTAACGTCGTTGGAGAAGTAAAACACGCAGAAAGAAATCTTTGGCGTAATGTTTTAATTGTAGCTTTAGAAGATGCAATTGGAAGAGGTTGGAGAGATTATGGTATTACTCGTGCGTTTAAATCAGAACGAGCACAGGCATATTTTTTAGAACCTAATAGAGACTTTGCGTTAGTATGCCACTACGCAGGTTTCGATCACGAATACGTTCGTATGAAAGTAAAAAAATTTATAAAGGAGAATAGAAATGACAGACCAGACAAGATGGGGAATTGATATGACCATCACAGAAAACAAAGCGAAAGCACATGCTGAACAAAAATCTATGAGAGATGAGTTAGTTTTTTTCGTAATGAATTGCACTCACTTTCAAATGCAAGAGTTGTATTCAGAAATGAAAAGGATGAAGAGAAAAAATGAGAGGGGATAGTGTAGAATATAAACTATTGGAGGCATGGGTAAAAGGTTTACGACCTCAAGAATTCTATCTGACTGTAGAGGTTGGAGTTAGAGAAGGTTATGGTACTCTTGTTATTACCGATGCATTGAAAGATAAAAATTATTTTCATGTAGGTATCGATCCATATGGTGATTTACTTTACAAACATCTTGATAAACAAATAGATCGTGAGAAAGGTACAATTGCATACTGGACAGACTTTGAAGGTAGACCTTTGGTAAATGAAGATGGCACACCAAAGGTACCTACATACCCTAACTCAATGAAACAAACTTTTTTAAGTCAGTTTAAAAATCATGAAAATTTTATTTTGTATCAATTGGAAGACACAGCATATTTTAATGCGTTTGGTAATGGCTTACCTATTTATCAAAATGGTCAAAAGAAATTAGTAAATGTCTATGACTTTGTACACTTTGACGGACCACATACTACGGAGAAAGTATTAGAAGAAGTTATGTTCTTTGCACCACGATCCAGGGTTGGTACACGATTTGTATTTGATGATATGAAAACATATGAAATGAGTAAGATAGCATACATATTAGAACACTTTGGTTTTA